TTAGCTCTTTAATTGCTAACTCTAGCATATCAATATTCACAGTTTCATTTTTAAGATATGCAACTACCGCTTGCTGTTTATCTTTTAATGCTACTTGCGAACGGTTGAAGCTATCAATGTCGATTACTCCGTCATCATCTACGTAGTTTTGTAACTGTGCCAGTGCTGTGGTTTGATATAAGTTCATTAAACACCTACCTTGCTAATTAATAAATCATGCTGATTTTGAGTTAATGCAAAACTAGACTTTAACTTTTCTTTCGTATATTCTCCGTTGATAATTTTCTCAATGGCGGTTGCTAATCGTTCATCAGTAATGCCAGCTTTTACTGGTTGCGCTTTCTGTGCTGGATTTTCTGAATTTTCGCTTGAGTCAATTGCATCATGCTCTACAATCTCCATAGCCGTAACCCATAAATAACGGCGCGTATAAGTTTCAACAGCGCCTAAGTTTTGTATAGGGTGACAGCCTTTTAAATTAGCCTCTTTCATTGGTGATTCAATAACAATAACATTGTCGCTTTCAGTATCACATATTTTCAATGTCGCTACTGTTTCACCAAAACTCACAATACCGCATAATCCTAAGTCATTAAATATTGTTTGTGTTTGCGGTAAGAAGTCACCTAGTTCAAAATACTGGTAGCCCGCAAATTTGTTGTTGCCTGTTTTCTTTAATTCCATTGATTGAAGTGTTATGCGAGCTTTCATTAGCTTTTCGTAAATATTCATTTTCTAAATCCTCTAATTGTTGTGCAAATTGTTGTTGATACTCTTGCCAAAACTGTAAACCACCGTCATCAGTCATTTGTATATCCATTCTCATTATTACGAATAGGCTCGCTAAACTCACCATCATATTCCGTATAAGCTTCAATAGGTTCAATCATACTATCGCCAAAAATAGCCAATACTCCAAAGCCTGCTATTAAGCAAATCATAATCCAAAATATGTATATCATTTAATCACCTCTCGATTGTTGGTCTTTTAAAAATTCGTAAGCTTCTGCATTAAGTACGTCATCACGTACTATTGATTCTTTCAACTTTTCTACAAATTCATATAAATCGTATAACTTATCATCAATATTATCAGCCGCTACCATTGCGCGTATTTCCTCAAAGCAATCACATAAAGCATCATTTAGATAATGATCATCTGCAATATATTCAGCTAGAATCTCATCGGCTCTATCTTTAATCATTTGTTCGGTAATCATCTCTATATCCTTACGTAAATAATTCTGTTAATAATTCATCATCTGACATTTCTACCGGCTCTTTATATTCAATGCCAATTTCAGCGCAAAACTCTTTTTCTAATTGCGTAACCCAAACTTTACGCAAAGATTTTTCATCATCACTTACTGCGGATTTAAGTCTTTTCTTTTCGTTAGCTAATAATCTAGTTAATGATATTAAATGTTCTGCATTATTCATCTCAATATCTCCATTAATTAATAATTTGCTGCGATGTGTAACTTTACCACGTTTTACGAATAATGCAAATATATTTTGCAATTAAATAAAATACTTTACACAAACGCATAAATATAGTTATAATTCAATCTCGTTAATTAATTATTAAAGGAACTAATCATGAATAAAATATCCATGGATAAGAAGTATAAAACTAGAAACGGTGAGTTTGAAGCAAAGCCGTTAATCATTAATATGAATGATGGTAATTATTCAGTAGCTTGTCTGCTGACTGAATTAAAAAATGGTAATCAGCATATTGCAAAATTCTCTGAATATGGCGGTTTTTATTGTAGTGATGATGTTAGTGGGTTTGACCTAATCGAAGTATCACCATACGCAGATATACCAATTGATGCGAAAGTGTTAGTGTGGAATGGTAAAGGAGATAAAATTAAAAGACATTTTGCTGGCATTTCAGATACTGGAAACCCGATGGCATTTGATTCTGGAACAACGAGCTTTACTTCACCATGTAATCCGTCTACTTGGTGTAACTGCGAGTTATACACTGGAGAATAAAATGACACAAAAAACTAGACTATTAAACTATCTAACCGAGCATAAGACAATCAATCCACTAGAATCCTGGATGCAATTAGGCATCTATCGACTATCAGATACCGTGCTAAAGCTTCGCAAAGATGGTCATAACATAGTCACCAATAAAGTTGAAGTTATGAACCAGTTTAATGAAGCGTGTACTGTTGCTGAATATTGTTTTATTGATTGATTTATTTTTTTAGATGAGTTACATTATTAATGTCGGCTTGACAACCGATACACAAAGGAACGTATCAAATGCAATTTAATTCATATCAGTTTTTCTATATAAGCGGAGTCAGTAATTGTCCGTTTGCGTTCCTGCGTGGTTTTTACTTGTTAGCCTGTCAAGCTAGCCCGCTTTTATAAGGAAATTGATATGGCACACGGATTTGTTTATCTACTTGGCAATGATAGTTTTAATAATTTATACAAAATTGGTTATACATTTAAATCACCTCATCAGAGAGCTAGTGAGCTGTCAAACACTTCATCTCCTAATGATTTTTATGTTTTAATTTATGCTGCAACAGAAAGCCCTAGTGAATATGAAAGCGCTTTTCATCATACATTCGCAGAAAAAAGAGTTAATCAAAATAGAGAATTCTTTGATTTAAGTATTGATGATATTAAAGAATTTTTACGTTCATGTAGGACGTTCTCAAATGAAGTTATTACAACTCATGATTACAAAGAATTATTACTAAAAAATACTAAGGACGAGAAATGAAACGACCATCATTTCAGTTTTATCCCGCTGACTGGCTGACTGATGCTGCATTAAGAATGGTATCAATTGGCGCTAGAGGGTTGTGGATTGATATGCTTTGCATTATGCACCAAGGCACACAATATGGTTATCTTAAGGTTAATGACAAGGTTATCCTTAATGCTAACCTTGCACGTATGACAGGGTCAACCTTACATGAAGTAGAAGGGTGGCTATTAGAGTTAAGTGATGCTGGTGTATATTCAACTGATGATAGCAATTGCATTTACTCTCGCAGAATGATTCGTGATGAAGAAATACGTCAAGCTAGAGCTGACGGTGGTTACAAGGGTGGTAATCCTAATTTAATGGGTAAAAATAAGGTTAACCTTAATGCCAACCTTAAGCCAACCCCTTCATCTACATCTTCTACTTCATCTACATCTACTATAAATAGTAAGGCGACACAAAAAAAATCTAAAGAAAAGTTAGACTATAACGACTATCCTGAATTTTTAGAGTTCTGGTCATCTTATCCAAATAAAGACGGTAAGTACAAAGCATTGGAATCATGGGTAGCTAACAAACCGCCTATTGATAAAATATTAAACTCGTTGTCTTGGCAAAAGCAAACTAAAAAATGGACTGATGATAATGGTCAATATGTTCCAATGGCTACAACCTACATTAATGGCAACAGATGGGATGATGAGCCATCTGATACCAGTTCTGAAACTATGCCGTTTTAAAAAGGATATTTATGATATATGAAAATGATGCTAAGAAGTTCGCCTCTATGATTAAGATTACATGGCAATCATGCGGAAGGAATCAACCTGATAAAGAAACAATGAGTTATTGGTTTAATAAACTATCAGTACATGATTTTAATATTGTTGAGGTTGCTTTTGATGATTGGCTTAAATCTCAATCTGATTTACCAATGATTAAAGATATATTAAATTTATGCAAACCAAAACCAGTGATGTATGCAGCATTAACAAAACATAATAATATTGAAAATAACAAACTTAATATTGAGAAGTTAAATAATTATGTAGCAAAAGAACTTAAGCCTAAAACAGATTATAAAGACTGGGCGCGTAAGATTATTGCTAATCCTAAAAACTATCCTGACATATCTCTACGATATGCCAAAGAAGCTTTAAATGCTAACTAGACTGGAATAATATGAACACACTAAGCCAAATTTATAGCGTAGAGTACGAATCAGCAGGATATAGCTATTCAATGCACATTGTAGGGACTTATGAAGAAGTAACACAACATGCTGATGCTTTAGGATTATCTGAACCTGAGTTAGTTGAAGCTATCATTCCAATGGATATGATGAGCAGGTTGAACTAAAATGTTTAATCACACATTAGACAAATCAATACCGCGTAACGTAGAATATCTAAACGAGCAGATAGCTAGACTAGACCCTATGATAAGATGGTCGATTAAAGCAGTACCATTTAAAAGTACACGTTCTACAGAGCAAAATTCTCGCTACTGGAAGCTATTAACAGAGCTAGGACAGCATATCGGACACTCACCTGATGAAGTACATCAACTTATGGGTTACAAGTTCTTACGCGAGCTTAAAACGGTTAATGGTGAGAATGTAGAAGTAATTAACAGCACCACTAAGCTAAACACTAAATCTATGGCTGAATATCAAGATGCTATAGAGCGATTTGGCAGTGAAATTGGATTTTATTTTGAGGATTAAACTATGAGAGTTTTAATCGCGTGTGAATATAGCGGAACTGTTAGAGATGCTTTTATTAAATTAGGTCATGATGCTATTAGCTGTGACTTGTTACCTAGTGACGCGCCTGGTCCACATCATCAAGGTGATATTATTGAAATGCTAAATACTTTTAATGATGATTATTTTGATTTAATTATTGCTCACCCTGAATGCACAAAACTATGCGTTTCAGGTAATAGTACATATGGTTTAGGTATGCCTAAGCATCAAATGCGTATTGATTCTGCTAAATGGACTTATAATTTTTGGTTGCTTTGTAAGCGTAAAGCTAAAATGGTTGCATTTGAAAATCCAGTAGGTGTTCTTTCAAGATTAACTAATATGCCCAAAGCTAAATACATTCAACCTTACCAATTTGGTCATTTAGAACAAAAGAAAACAGGATTACATTTACATAATTTACCTGGACTAATTGAAACTAATAATGTTTATAATGAGATGATGTTATTGCCAAAAAATGTAAGAGAGCGCCTACACTACTTGCCTCCTTCAAAGGATAGGTGGAAAATAAGAAGTACAACTTATAAAGGAATTGCAGAAGCTATGGCTATGCAGTGGGGAACATTAAAAACTAACGAGGCAATAAAATGAAACTATTTAAACAAGACCAGAAAATACTAGACGGAATCAGCAGAGCATTAAATGCCTGCAAGATTCGACCAATGAACGCATTCGATGTATCAAAGATTGCTAAGATGTCACCTGCTACGGCTGGCAATTATCTCAAGCGACTTGCAGAGGGTGATAATCCATATCTATCTACTGAAGTCTTACGTGTAGGCGTATATAGACGATTTTCAATCCATTACACTGCTATTCGTGATAGCTATGATGTAAGCGAATATGAGCCAGTAAACGTGCGTAGGACTAATTCAGCCAGGTTAAACGGTACGCTTAAAAATATGATTAACAAGATTGCTAAAGATGATGAGATTGCAGAAACGCCATCGCATATTATGGTAGTAAAAATGCGCCATATCTCAGCACCACGTAAAACAGAATATCGCGGTATAGGCTCATCAATGGGTATGACATGGTGAGTAAAATAACACAAAGCGCGCGCGGAAAGAATTGCACAATCAGACTTCCTAATGTATGCAATCATAACAATGAAACTACAATATTCGCGCATATCAACGGTATAAGGTTTGGTCATGGCGTAGGTATAAAAGTAAATGATATGTTTGGTGCTTATTCCTGCTCAGATTGCCATGATGCTGTAGACGGTAGGGCTAAGACTATGTACACTAAAGACGAGCTTCACATAGCGCATCTAGAAGGCATATTAGAAACTATGATTATTTTGCATAAAGAAGGATTGATTAAAACATGAATCAGCCTGAACACGATTTACAAGTAGCATTAATAAAATGGTGGACATTGCAGCATAAAACCTACAGATTACCTGATTTCGCGATTTAGAGAATTTATGAAAATAACCAAATTAAAATATAACAATGTTAGAGTTGAGCAAGATGGTTTTAAGTTTGACTCAAAAAAAGAACATAAACGATATTGTGAGCTTAAATTACTTTTAAAGTCTGGTTTAATATCAGATTTGCGCTTACAAGTTCCTTATGAGCTTATCCCCGCTCAATCAGGTGGATTAAGAAAAGAGCTTAAAACAGTTTATAAAGCAGACTTTGTTTATAAAGAAAATGGAATAGATGTTATTGAAGATACGAAAGGCGTTAAAACTGATTTGTACATTATCAAGCGAAAATTGATGAAAATCATGGGTAATGAAATAATAGAGCTGTAGTATAATAATAACTGTCAGGATAGGGGTTGCAACCCTTTTATCTAGCCTAATTCTAGTTAATTACTGACAAAATCCAACTGCTAATTAGGAGCGTCAAATTGATTACACATTCACAACTAACAGAAGAATTACATTACAATAAAGAAACTGGAATTTTCATAAGAATAAAAGCAAAGCCAAGAGTTAAGATTGGAGATATTGCAGGATTTTATGAAAAAAAAGGGTATGTTTCTATTAGGTTAAATGGGCGCACTTACAAAGCTCATAGATTGGCTTGGATGTATGTTTATGGTGAAATGCCAAATCAACAAATAGACCATATTAATGGAATTAGAGATGATAACTCAGTAAATAATCTTAGGATTGCTACTCAATCTGAAAATCTTAGAAATACCAAAATAAGAGCTGACAATAAAGCGGGGATAAAAGGCGTAAACATTCATAAAGGCAGGTGGATAGCAAGATGTCAAATAAATAACGTCAGAATAAATCTTGGAAGTTTTGATACAAAAGAATTGGCAAAAGCCGCATACGATAATTATGCTAAAAAGAATCATGGAGAATTTTATCGTTTTAATTGATTATGCTGGGATTGGTTAATTGCTGCACAAACTATTGATAATTACTTGAAAGATAGATAACGCTTTACATTTACTTTAATATCATTATACTTATAAACAAGTAACTACTGTACGCGGTCATAAAGTTACTAGCTACAAGAACATAATAGCGCAATATGTCGCAGTCTGTGCCGCTACGGTAGCGAAAGGCACATTTAACTTAAAGGATAAAATAAAATGAATATCAGATTTACAAAACATCAAGCAAAAAAAGAAGTCAAACATGGATATAGCTGGACTGTATTTTTCTTTGGTACATTCTGCTATATGCTTCGTGGGCAATGGGGAATGGTTGTATTAAGCTGGATTGCTGCAATGTTTACATTAGGCTTATCCAATATAGTATTTGCATTTTTCGCTAACAAACAATTAGCCAATAAACTTTTATGTGATGGCTGGTCAAGTTCAGAATTACCGCGTGATTGGGTAATGTAATGTATAATTGACGTATGGAAAATAAAACTAAAAACCCTGTAGGACGACCTAACGAATTAGCCGCTACTTTGGTAAAGGCTGAAAAGTATCTTATGGGTGATACTGGCTTCATACTGCCATCACTAGTGGTTAGGTCTTGCTCTACTTTATCGCTATACCCATGCTTACCTAAAACAAGCTTAGTTATTTGTGCGTTCATAGTGCCACCTAACCCCACCATTGACTA